ATTTCGCCAGGTCATCCGGTCGGCCCGATTGCAGTTCGGGCTAGACATTCCCAACTCACGTTGCCGGGCTATCCGATGCGCTGCTTGTTCTTCAGTGCATGTACGTAGTGTAGAAAACGCTAAACCGCCTGTCAAGCAATAACTAAACTTTCGGATGAAAAAAATCCCGCCGAAGCGGGAAAGGGGATCAGGAATGCTTGCGTCGTTCCGCGATGGACTTCGCGGCCATCAAGAGGTACCTCGCGATTTCGTTTAGAAATTCATCCTCGTTTTCTGCGGCCACCTCGTCGGGCTTTCGCCTGCGCCGGAACTCGGTGAGATCGATGACGTTTTTTTCATTTGTGCTTGCGTGCTGCATGTTTGGGGACCCTCGTTGGCCGGGCGTGGGTCTCCTCCAATAACCGTATTACCTCTTGTTCGGCTGGTTCGGACGCCACATCGGCATCTTGCACCGATCCCAATCTTTCGACAATTTCAAGAATACCGAGAGTGTAAGCAAACGTTTGGCGAACTTCCTTGCCACGCCCGTCTAGTCGCATGACGCACTGAATTAGCCGGTTTGCTTCATCGGAAAGAACGGGATTCTGGCCTTTGTTCGACGAATTGGAAGCCTCGTCTGCGTCGAGAAAACCAACACCCATCCCGTAATCAGCCTCCAGGCGACGTGCGACGCGCTCCCCGAACGACGCTCCTCCCTTGAGCTGCGAGAACAGGCTCTTCTCCTTCGGCGGGACCGAATTTCTCTCTAGCCAGCGCATCAGGTTCGCGCGGCGGATGTCTTGGATGTCCATGATCGCAGTTTAGTGTTTTATAAATTAGTAATCACTTGACACTGAGTTTAGAAGGCACTAAACTGGGTCCTGTGGTCAAACATTTACAGGGCAAACCGTGGACCTTCAGACATTCATCAAAAGCGAGCGTGGGAACGCCAGCCGGCTCGCCGCTTCTATCGGCGTGTCGCTGTCGTACCTCTCGCAGATGAGCACTGGAACGATTTCGCCAAAACGCTGTGTGCAGATCGAGGAAGCGACTGGCGGAGGCGTCACCCGCCAAGAGATGCGCCCGGATGACTGGGCGGATCTTTGGCCAGAACTCAAGACGGCGGATCGTGTAGCAGCGTGAAATCGAAACAAGCTGCGGCATAGATCGCGGTGACGGCCAAACCAGATACGAGGATTTATTTTCATGGGGTAACTATGGCTGAGCGAGCCAGGTATCGAAGGGAAATCAAGATTCGTGTGGATGACGTTTTGGGTGAAGGCATACAGGCGTACAAAACCCTCAACGGCATTGCTAGTGACTCAGAAGCTGTAACGCGAATCGCGCGGCTCTTTTTGTTTGGGACTGTCGGCAGTTTGCCGGCGAACCTTTTGGCTGTCAGTGCCGAGGTGGCCCAAGCCGGGATAACGGAGGACACATGACAGTAGGTAATACGCTCCTCGCAGCTGAGATTCCTGTACCGGAAGCGGAAAAGTTGTTGTTTGACGCTATCCGCATGGGCGTAAGCATCCAGGAGTTTGTCGGATACCACCTGATGCGATCTGCGTTTGGAGTGTTTCACCCGGTAGTAGCGCAATTTGAAGCGGCCCATAGAGGGCTTGCTCTAGATGAAAAAAAGGTCGGGGAGTAGTCATGGCAAGCAAGCCGGAAGGCCGTGCCGATATTTGGATGCCGCTCTACATCGGTGACTACCTTGCGGACACGTCGCGTCTGACGACCGAGCAGCACGGCGCCTATCTGCTGCTGATCATGGACTACTGGCGGAATGGTCCGCCTCCTGACGATGACGATGTTCTGCAAAACATCACGCGTTTTTCGAAATTCCTTTGGAAGAAAAACCGCGTGATTCTCGAAAAATATTTTCAGGTTCAAGAGGGGGTTTGGCGTCACTCTCGGATCGACAAGGAAATGGCGGAAGCCTTATCCAGTAAGGCTAAGGCGGTAGAAAAGGCAACGAAAGCGGCGAATGCAAGGTGGGAAAAAGACGATGCTCCAAGCATGACGCAAGCAGTGCTTGAGCAATGCCCTTCACCTTCACCTTCACCAACACCTTTAAAAACAAAGGCAAAAGCAGAAGAAGCACGCGCTACGCGCCTGCCTGCCGACTGGGAGCCGAGCGATAACGATGTTGCTTTCTGCCGAGACGAAAGGCCGGATCTTCAGCCGGCAAAGGTAGCAAACCAGTTTCGTGATTACTGGGTTGCTCAGCCGGGAGCCAAAGGCCGGAAAGTGGATTGGCCAGCTACCTGGCGAAACTGGGTAAGAAATCAGCGCGCGGCTCAAGGGCCGATCAGCAGCAGCAAGACAACGAAGTTCGACGCATTTGCTTACGTGAACCGAAACCGGCCGAGAGAGAACGATGAACGCACCAACGAATACATCGATGTTGACGCCCAGCGTGTGGCTTGAGATCCATCCGAAGCTTGGCATCGCGCTGATCGATCACCTGTTCAATCGCCTGGAAGGCTCGTATCCGAACCGTTGGCGCGCGTCGTTCTCAAGCATGGAAGCCATTCGCAATTGGCGTGATACGTGGGCTGAAGCCTTCGACGACGAAAAGCTCACGCCGGCGCAAGTCTCGGCAGGCCTTAAAGCCTGCCGCGTGAAATTCGATTGGCCGCCTTCACTGGCCGAGTTCCTGAAAGCCTGCAAGCCGCCTATCAACATCGATTCGGCCGTGTACGAGGCAATCGAGCAGATGCGGCGGCGGCAAGAAGGCAAAGACGTGTGGAGCAATCCGGCGATCTTTTGGGCCGCGGTGAAGGTCGGCGAGTTCGACATTCTTAGCCAGACGTTTGCGCAACTGAAGCCACGCCTAGAAGCCGCACTGCAAAAGGTTCTCGAAGGTGAGATCCAGCCGATTCCTCCGCGTGTGCCAATGCTCGCAGCTCCCGGCAAATCGGAATCGACGCGGGAATACGGGCATCAGCGCTTGCAGGAACTCGGCGCGTCGGCAGCGTTCAAGCGCGAACCGAACGGCGCGAACATCGGATGGGCACGAAAGATCATCGCCGAGCAGGCAGAAACCGGAAAGGTGCCGCTCAACAAATTGCGCATCGCCAAGGAAGCGATTTTCAACGTGACGGGCAAAGAAGTATGAACTGCCGCAACTGCATCCACGCACAAGCCAAGCCGGAAGCGCGAGCGATGAACCAGCTAGGTTTCCGCAACTGCAAGCACCTGCCGACGTACCACTACGTCGCCGGCCGGAATGTCTGCCGGATCGGGAAGTTTGAGGAAAAGAAGAAATGAGAAAAGAGATCATCGGCGACGCGACGCTCTACCTTGGCGATTGCCGCGAGATTCTGCCGACGCTTGAGCGTGTGGACGCGGTGATTACTGATCCGCCGTATGGAGTCGGGTTGTCTGGCAAGAAAAATAAGTGGCGCAGCCAGTTAACGGGCGGATATGAGTCATTTGAAGACAGTCCCGAAAATGTGATTTTGGAAATCGTTCCGCGCCTTGTCGCTGCTCTTGTGTTGTCTTCCGGTCGTGGCGTCGTCACCCCTGGAACCCGGATGATATTTGACTATCCCCGACCTGACGCCATTGGGGGCATTTACAACCGCTGCGGTGCTGGCTCGGGTAAATGGGGATTCGAATGTGTTGCACCGGTTCTGTATTACGGGAAAGACCCCTATCTATCTAATGGGTTAGGGAGGCGTCCGAATGGGTTTGAACAGCCTGTGAACGATTATGCGGGCGAATGGGGCCACCCATGCTCGAAGCCAATCGGGCTTATGAACTGGCTAGTGGATCGCGGTAGCCTTCCGGAAGAAACAATCTTGGATCCATTTATGGGTAGTGGGACTACGGGTGTCGCCTGCTTTCAGCGTGGGCGCTCATTCATCGGCATCGAGCGCGAGCCGAAGTATTTCGAAATCGCCTGCCGACGCATCGAGGACGCACAGCGCCAGGAATCGCTATTCGAGCCGGCGCCGAAGGCTGAGCAGATGGGGCTTGTACTGTGAAAAGAAGTCCATCGGCACTGACGGCCGAGTTGCTGAAAGAGCAGGGTTGGATCATCGGCACTGTCGAAAGATGGGTGCCTGGCGCAAATATCAGGGTCGATTTGTTCGGTTTCATCGACCAGATCGCACTGAAGGACGGCGAAACACTCGCGATCCAAGCGACAAGTTGGGACAACGTGAGCAGCCGGGTAAAGAAGATTGCAGAAGCCGAATGTCTAGATCAGGTGCGGAAGGCGAACTGGACTATTTGGGTTATGGGCTGGAAATGGTGCCCGAAGACAAAAGGGTGGTTACACAAAATTGTCGATGTGAGCTAGGAGCCGACATGAAAAAGCCATACGCGAAGAAACCGGGCCTCGGAGAGTTCGGCCAGCGCCTGAAGGCAGAGCGCATTCGGCGCGGTTTCACGGTCCGAGATTTCGCTGCTCAAGTAGGTGTCGATCCGAGCCTGATTGGCGCGGCAGAAAATAGAGGTGCCACGCCGAATTTCTGGACGATCGTTGGAATGGCTCAAGTGTTGGAATGCTCAATCGATTATTTGGCAGGTCTTGAAGACTAAACGGGGGAGGGGGAAATGGCAGGGAATCGGAAGCCGCGCAAAAAGTACGTTTCGAAGATAGGAACGAAAGACACGATCACGACGCTATTCGAGGGCGACGAACCGCTGAAAGGCGAACTGAAGGAAAAGGTACTACTGACGACGCACATGGCCGCACTGGCGCTCTCCAAGGGCGAAGCAAGCCAAGACGACTGGGGCGCGCTCGTGACCGCCTGCAACGTGTGCCTCGTGCTGTGCGAGCAAGCCAAAAACAAGCACATCGGCCTGCAAGCTGTTTATGACGCCAGCAACGCGCTTATTTCGGTGCAGGAGCGTTTCTTCGCGATGGGCCGCAGGGTAAGTACCGGCGACGAGCTGACGGCCATCAACGGCGGCATACACGTCTTTGAGGAACTGGTCGAGACAGTTAGCAAGCGGAAATACGTGTGGGCGTCGGATCAGATCGAGAAACGCATGCGGGAAGGGCAGTCGGTCGGCGTGGCGCCGTTCAAGAAGACGGCGCGGTATGCATTCATGGAGGCAGCATGAAGCGAGAAATGTGGACGGTTCAAGAAGAACGCGTACTCCGCGAGATTTGGGCTAGTGGTAAGTTGGTCAAAGAATGTCTGGATATGCTTCCCGGCCGTTCGTATCGGGCGATGACCGATCGGATGCACGATTTGGGACTCGGTAGGCGCTCTCATGTCCGCAGCGGACCGGTCAGATCGCTTATCTGGAGCGTAGCCAAACAAATGCTCAAGCGCGGCGAGCAATTGACGACGCATGAATTCTCGGAACGGATTCAATGCACGCATCGCCACATATGGGAACTTCTCAAGAATAATCATAAGGCGAAGGAAATCCATATCGCTCACTGGAAAAGAGCGCGCCATAACGGCGTATGGACCGAAGTATGGGGATATGGGGAAGGGCCTGATGCTGTAAAGCCAAAGCGCAAGACGCGTCCCGAAACGTCTCGCTCGGCATATCTTAGAAAACGGATGCGCCAAGGAAAGATCGAAGCGAACCCGTTCTCAGTGGTGATGGCTCAAGTTATGAGGGAGGCCGCATGATCCCCGATACGTTCGATCCATATTTCGCCGTCATGGGCGTTAAACGCCGTGACTGGACCAAGCCAGTTCAGCAGGAGCAGAAATGAATCTCACCGGCTGGATTCCATGCGCGACACCGCCAATCCGAGAGGGCTGGTATGACGTGGAGATTATTTATCAGAACGGCGCGGACGAAAAGAACCGTCGCTATTACTGGAAGCTCGGCGACTTTCGGTTGAGCGATCGCGACATGCTTCGTGCGCCGATCATCTACGAAATGGACCGTTGGCGTGGTCTTACAAAGGAGCCGAAATGAGCGTGTTAAATGGAAGAGAGCAATTCGAAGCCTATTACGCGAAGGCAGGCGGCTGCCTTCTGGCGTCGGTGAAGGAAAAGCACTGGCAAACCTGGCTCGCGGCGCAGGTCGCTCTGCTTGAGGCGCACGGTCCGGCCGTTGAAATGCGTGTGCTGCCTGGTCGGATGGCGATGCAGGAGCCGGAATGAGCGAGCGCCAATTCTTCGCGCTCGTACACGATACGGCTCGTCAGATGGCCGTCAGAGCGGTCACGCGAGCGCCGGCCGGGTATGTGGTGGAGGTGAAGCCCAAAACGCGCACGCTAGACCAGAATGCGCTCCTTTGGGGGCTTCTGACCGACCTTTCGAATCAGGTCAACTGGCACGGCCAGAAGCTCACGCCTGACGAGTGGAAGATCGTCATGACGGCCAGCATCCGTCGACAGCGCGTGCTGCCTGGCATCGACGGTGGATTCGTGGCGATCGGTGAGAGCACTAGCAAGATGACGGTGAAGGAGTTTTCCGATTTGGTGGAACTGATAACCGCATTCGGGGCACAACACGAGGTGAGGTTTTCCGGGAGAGAGGAATGACAGCCCGCCTGATCGGAATCCCGAAGCCGCACACATTCCGGTCGGCACGGCTCCGCGAGGTCGTGGCGGGGCTTCCTTGCGTTTGCTGTGGGCGCGTTGGGTACACACAGGCTGCGCATGGGAACGAAGGCAAGGGGATGGGAATCAAGGCTTCCGACGCGATGATTGCAGCTCTCTGTCAGTTCTGTCACGCCGAATTGGACCAAGGTAAGACGATGGACAAAGCCGAGCGCCGCGCATTTGTGCTGGAAATGGTAGCGAAAACCTATGTCGCTCTGATCGAGGGCGGAAAATTAGAGGTGGTGAAATGACAGAAGAAAACCAAGAATTGCACCTGTTCTGCCTCCGCTGGGCCGAATGGCACCGTTCCCGGCGCCTATTCGCGCCTCCTGTGCCGGCCAACATCCTCGCACGTATGCGCGGACCAGCCGGGGGCGGCGAAGTGCCTGATGCGCTGCTGAGCGCGAACCTGAGCTATTTCAATCTATCCGTTCTCGCACAGAAGGAAAGCCAAGCGAAATTCATCTTCTATCTCTTTTACCTGCACCGCGCCAAGAACATCAAGGCGATCGCGCATGAGATGGGATTCTCGACATCGTATTTCTACCGGCAACTCCGAACGTTCAGAGCCGAGGCATACCGCGCATATCGGGCTATGATGGAAGGCCAACCTGTGGCAGAGCGTGAGGAAGAAAATGAGCTACAACACGCGTGAGATTGCTGAGAAACTGATTCGATATTCGATGCTGCTGAAGTCTGAAATCGAGAGGGCCTCGCTCAATGGTGAATTTTCCGAAGCAGCGGCGGAACTCAAAGGCGCTCTAGAGAGAGAACTTGAGATAGTTCAGGAGATGTCGAACTATCTATGGGATATCAAAGAGTCAGTGTGAACATCGAACGTTCACATCCTGCTAGTTCACACATACCCTCTTAAAACGTACAATTTTGCTAGATTGAGTTTTTGCCTTCACGCTGTGCCACCGCTATCCCCGTAGCTGACTGATCGGAAAGACGATCGCTTTCACGCATGGTAATTGGGAAGCCAGCGCTCCGACTCCTAGGGGAGTATGCCGCGACCAGAGCCGAGACGGGTAGCTCCCGTAGAGCGAAAACAGTTACCAGCCGTGAGAGCGACTGACAAAACAGGCGCGTGCCGGACGACCTGAAAATCGTTCTAGGTCGCACTCAACCAATCGGAGCAACCGAAGTGACAGTCAACGAACTGATTTCCGCGCTTCAGAAAATGCCACGGGACGCGGAAGTCTATTCGCACTGTGCGTGGAAAGAAAAGAACGCGGAGTTCGACACAGATTTCTTCCCTGTCGGCGTGGTTGGCGATATGGGAAATGTGGTTCTGTTCGAGCGGTAGGCTCTCCGGGCCTAGTTCACGAATCACTTTGTAGCAACCACTTTTCTCCCTGCGAATCCCCCGCAGGTTTAGCCCGCCAAGTGCGGGCTTCTTTATTTCACCAGCGCGGCTAGGTTCGCCACCGAAGCCCGGATTGCTCATCCGGTCGCCGCGCTGACCAACAAATCGAGCGACCTCCGAGCAGAGGAATCTTTAATGAATCACGGACACGCAAAGCCGCGCGGCGGCAAAGCCTCGCCTACCTACAACACTTGGGTTGCGATGGTGCAGCGCTGTACTAATCCGAAGCACAAGCACTATGAGCGGTACGGCGGCCGGGGCGTCAAGGTTTGCGACCGGTGGTTGAAATTCGATGCCTTTTTGGACGATATGGGCATTCGCCCCGACGGGCTGACGCTCGACCGCTTTCCGAACAAGGATGGCAGCTACGAGCCGTCAAACTGTCGATGGGCAGACTCGATCGGCCAGCAAAGCAATCGATGCAACAACCATATTTTGGTCATAGAAGGACAGTCCAAGACTGTTGCGCAGTGGTCGCGCGATTTCAACATTGACGCCGGGGTTGTGCGCTCGCGTCTGAGGATAGGGTGGGACCCAATGCGGGCGCTTACTACGCAGACAAAATGCCGAAAAATCATTTCTTCGCGAGTGCCGGTCCGAGCCGATGTTGGTGGTGCTGTCGCACTCTGAACGACGGACAACGCTGCTGCAATCCGCACGAGAAGCATTTCTAACCCCGTGCTGAGGTGGTGAGCGGCAGGAGGGGATGATGGGTCGGCGCCGACTGCCATCTTACCCGCTAGGAGCTGCCCTCATCCCTCACTTTTACTAGGAGCCCGCAATGGCCAAGCTTTCAAGCGCAACGCGCGACAAGATGCCCGCCAAGGAATTTGCGGGACCGGACAAGTCGTATCCCATTCCCGACCGTAGCCACGCAGCCAATGCGAAAGCTCGCGCCTCCCAGGCTGTGAACGCCGGCCGTATGTCGAAGGGCCAAGAGGCAAAAATCGACGCCAAGGCCAACAAGAAGCTTGGCGACGCTCCGAAGCGCGGCGAACGCACTGCAACGCACAACGGCAAGAAGACAGGCGAGCGCCTGGCCAAGTGGATGGCGTGATGAACACTTCAGCAGAAGCACGCGATTGGGCTATCGAGCAGATCAAAGCACACGGGGAATACTCGTCGCTGGACGATCTGCTGCAGCAGGCTGAGGTGCTCGCTCGCTATTTCGTGAAGCCAAAAGGCGGGGAAGATGGCAGCCCGTCTGCGTAAGTCACATCAGGACGATGTACGGACCAAGATTCAGGTCAGTCAGCTTATAAATGTCTTGCAGAATCACGCACTTGGCATTTCCGAGGATTTGCCGGCTAGTCGACTGCGTGCAATTGAGATTTTGCTCAAGAAAACGCTGCCTGATCTGAGCCAAGTTGAGGCTACACACAGCGGCGAAGTCGGTCTTACGGTACAAATCGTCAAGTTTTCCCCTGATGCTGAGTGAATTCCTCTAATGCCCTCCGAGCGGCAAGAAAGGATTAACTTCTCATGGCTGTAATCACCCTCCCGAACAACTGGCGGCCGCGCAAGTACCAGATGGGCGCTTGGTCGTATTGGGAGAAGGGCGGCAAGTATGCGAATCTCATATGGCATCGTCGCAGCGGTAAGGACGAGATCAGCTTGCACCGCACGGCGGTCGCTGCATTTGAGCGTGTGGGTACGTATTGGCATCTTCTGCCTGAGGCTGCCCATGCCCGCAAGGCTATTTGGACGGCGATAAACCCGCACACGGGCAAGCGCCGGATCGATGAGGCGTTTCCTCCTGCTATCCGCAGAACGACGCGTGAACAGGAAATGTTCATCGAGTTCGTGAACGGCTCGACATGGCAGGTTGGCGGCAGCGACCGATATAACACGCTGGTTGGCTCGTCGCCGGCCGGTGTGACGTTCTCCGAATGGGCGTTGGCCAACCCTGCAGCGTGGGCATATGTGCGTCCTATCCTGCTGGAAAACGGCGGATGGTCGACGTTCATCACCACGCCTCGCGGTCACAACCACGCTGAGCGCATGTTCAAGGCCGCGCAGAAGATGCCGGGTGCGTATGCCGAGCTGCTGACGGTCGACCAGTCCAATGTGTTTGATCCTGCTGCGCTTGAGCAAGAGCGGCTGAATCTGATTCAGGAATACGGCGAGGACTTCGGCCAAGCCACGTTCGACCAGGAATACATGTGCAGCTTCGAGGCTGCGCTGCTCGGCACGTTCTACACCACATGGCTCATGAAGGTGCGCGCAGAGAAGCGCGTTACCGCTGTTCCTGTTGACAACACGCTGCCGGTGAACTTTGCCGCGGACTTGGGCCGATCGGACGACACGAGCATTTGGCCGTTTCAGGTTCCGTGGCATGCGGTGCATGTGAACGGCTTCCACAGCAGCAACGGTCAGGATGTCGGGTTCTACCTCGACTGGCTCTGGACATGGCTGCGTGAGCGTGGCGCCAAGCTTGGCAAACTCTACCTTCCGCACGATGCGAAGGCAAAGACGCTGGCCAGCATGGGCAAGAGCGTTCAAGAGCAGTTCGTCAATGGCGTTGAGAAGGATGGCCGCAAGATTCCAGGACTCGGATGGGATCACGTTGAGATCGTGCCTAGCCTGAGCGTTCAGGACGGCATCCAGGCGGTCCGCGAGATGTTCCCGCGCTGCTGGTTCGATACCACGTGCGATGTCGACAACGGCCCGGGATTCAGCGGCTTGGAAGCGCTCGGCCAATATCGCCGCGAATACGACGAGAAGAACAAGGTGTATCGGGAATCGCCGCTGCACGACTGGTGCTCGAACCCGGCAGACGGATTCAGGTATCTGGCGATCGCTGCTCGTGCTGAGAAAGCAGCCGCACCGAAGCCGGCGCCTCCGAAGTTTCCGCAGGATTTGTCAATCGACGCGCTGATTGCTCGGCATCGCGCTAAACGCATTTCAGAAGAGGCATAGCCATGCAGACAGGCCCGTTCAGTACATACAGCAGCGCCAAGGCGATTACGACCAGCGACACGGTTGCGCAGACCTATCGCGCGATCTACGTCGGCGGCGCTGGCAATGTGACAGTCGTGACGGAAGGTGGCGATACGGTGACATTCACCGCGCCTCCGGTCGGTTCGATCATTCCCGTCTCCGTTCAGCTTGTGAAGGCCACTTTGACCACTGCAACCCTTCTCGTGGGACTCGCATAAATGGACTCGAATCTGTTCACAGGCACAGGCGTTCCGGCTCTCGCAGCGCAGGAAATGGCCGCACAGGTCACAGCCGGCGTGGGCAATCCTGATCGTCTGCTCGCTGCTGGCATGAGCGCACAGGACGCGCAGGCAGTGGCCGCAATGATTAACGCGTCGCAGTCTAGCGCCGTCGTGCTCGCTTCTGCATCAGGGATTGGCGGCATCTAATGGCAGACATCGACAGCACGGCCATCACCAGCGTAGACAGCGCGAAAGACTTCGGTCGCGGTCCGCAGGCAGAGTATCGCCGCTGGATGGTCGAGCTTTCGCTTGCCAAGAAGCGCATGAAACCGTGGCGCGAGAAGTGCAAGAAGATGTTCGACCTGTACCACGGCACCAGCACGGCTCGCAAGAAGAACAGCTACAACGCGTTGTATGCGAACACCGAGATTCTTGCCCCGAGCGTGTACAACTCGCTGCCGACGCCGGACACGCGCCGACGCTTCGCTAATGATGATCCGCTCGGCAAGGCTGTGTCCGAGGTTATCAACCGTTCGCTCACGTTCAATTGCGAAACGACCGGCTTCGATACCGAAATCAAATGCGATGTCCTGGACATGCTCATCATCGGGCGTGGGATTTCGCGCGTTCGGTATATCCCTGATTTGGTCCAGGTAGGCGACACGCAGCAGACGGGCATTGAGGACGAGGAGACGCAACTCGATCACGAGGCGCAAGAGGGCGAGCAGAACGAGGAACTCGCGTGGGAAACAGCGCCGATCGAGCATGTTAAATGGGACAAGTATTTGTGCGGTCCCGGCCGGTCGTTCAAGGAAATCCCGTGGTGGGGATTCGAGCATGATTTGACGCGCGACGAACTATGCAAGCGGTTCGGCGATGAAATCGGCATGCTGGTCGAACTCAACGGCGGTCCCGATGATCCCGAAATGCAGCGCATCAGCGACGACGAGACGGCCGCGCTGTTCAAGACGGCGCAGGTGTGGGAGGTTTGGGACGGCGATACGAAAACGGTCAAATGGCTGTGCGAGAGCTATACCAAAGGCCCGCTGAAGGTAGAGAAAGACCCGCTGAAGCTGCAACAGTTCTTCCCTATCCCTGATCCGATCCGCGCAATTGCGGATTCAGACACGTTCGAAGCGGTTCCGCTGTACGACCAGTACAAAGAGCAGGCCGAAGAACTCGACCGCATCTCGACGCGCATCAATAAGCTGATGACGGCGCTGAAGGTGCGCGCTATCTATGACCCGTCGCTCGGGCCGCAGATAGCCGAGCTGTTCCGGGGCGACGACAACGACATGATTCCGGCCGATGTCGGGATCAAGCAGCTTTACGAAGCCGGCGGCATTGAAAAGGCGATCTGGTTCGCGCCGATTGACCGTATCGTCGAAGTAATCGAATCGCTCTACAAGCAGCGCGAGGAATGCAAACAGGTCATCTATGAACTGACCGGCATTGCGGACATCATGCGCGGTTCTACGGACGCTCAGGAGACGAAGGGCGCGCAGGATTTGAAGGTTGCGTTCGGTATGACGCGCCTTTCGCGGATGCAGCGTGACGTTCAGCGCTACATCTGCGACCTGTTCAAGCTTCAGGCCGAGGTGATCTGCGAGCGGTTCGGCCTGGACACGCTTCAGAAGATGACGCAATTGAAGCTGCCGACTGATGCGCAGATCATGCCGCAACGTCACCAGATGATGCAGCAGGCGATCATGGCGAAGTTGCATGGGCAGAACGTTCCGCCACTTCCGCCCAAGCCGCTGACGTGGGAAGACGTGCACAAGGCGATGCAGGACGATGCGCAGCGCACGTTCCGGGTCGACATCGAGACAGATTCGACGATCGCCGCGGCACAGCAGGAAGACGCGCAAGATTTGGCTACGGTCATGACGGCCATTGTGACGCTGGTTAAAGAGGTCGGGCCGATCGTGCAGCAGGGCATTCTGCCGTTCCCTGCGTTCAAGGAACTGCTGCTGATGACGGCGCGCAAATTCCGCATGGGATCGAGCGTCGAGGATGCGATTGACCAGATGCAGCCGCCCCCGCCTCCGCAGCCTGATCCGAAGGTTGCTGCCGACCAAGCGCGTGCTCAAGTGCCGATTCAAGTTGAGCAGTTGCGCCAGCAGGGCAAGAAAGAAGAGATTGCGGCGCAAGTGCAGGCCGATAACGCGCGAGCCAGTGCCGATGCTCAGGTCGCATACGCTCAGCAGCACGCCCAAGCATTGCAGGCGCAGCAAGAGAATGCGCTAGAAGCCCATCGCGACATGCTGAAGGCGCATAACGAAGAGTTCCTCGAACGCATGCGCATGGAAAACGACGCGCGCCAGTCCGAAATGCAAGGGCAGATTCAGATGCTGATCGCCGCGATGAACAACCAACGCGCCGTGGAAGTTGCCGAAATCACGACCGGTGCGCAGCTCGAAGCGGCGCAGATTACCGCAGCGCGCGCAGGATCGGAGGCCGAGTAATGCCGATTTACAGTTTCCGCTGCCCTTCGTGCTGGAAGACCGAAAACGTGTTCCGCAAGATCGAAGATCGGCATGACGCGCCGGAATGCGGCAAGTGTGTGCTGCTGTCGGAGCCGATTGCCCCTGTTCGCATGCGTCGCGTCATCGAAGCGCCGGCCGTTCAGACGGACATTGGTGGCTATCAGTCGCCGATTGACGGCCGCTGGATCGAGGGACGCCGCGCTCGCACCGAAGACCTGAAGCGCAATAACTGCCGACCGTGGGAAGGCATGTCGACGGAGCGCAACGAAGCCATTAAGCGCGCCGATGAAGCGGACAAGAAATTCGAGACGAGCATCGAGAAAGGCATTGCCGATACCTTCAACAACATGAGTGTTGAGAAACAGCGCGTGTTGAACGAGGCGATTGGATGAAATTGCAACACACAACTACACAAGCCGCCTTGAGCGGCTTTTTTTACGCCCAAGGAGCCTTCAATGCCTGAAATCGACGACACGCTGCGGGAAACATACGCCAATTTGCGCGGTTCATTCGAGGGTGATTTCACGCCCGCCGAGACTGAGCCTGTAGAGGAAGAGGAAGAGATTCCGGCCGAACTGGCTGCGGAAACTGAAGAGGCGCCGGCCGAAGAGGCTACGGAAGCGCCAGCAGAAGCGGCGCCCGAAGCTGATCCGGCCGAACCAGTTGCATTCAAGCCGTCATGGAAGAAAGCCGCGCTCGCCGAATGGGAGAAATTGCCTCCGCTGGTGCGCTCTGAAATCCAGCGCCGCGAGGATGACTTCCACAAGGGAATCGAGCAGTACAAGACGCGCGCTACCGAAGCGCAGGAATGGGAGCGCGCAACGTCGCCTTTCATGGCCACGATCAAGAGCTTTGGCGTATCGCCCCAGGCGGCGGCGCAGGAGCTTTTCAAGGCCGATCATTTGCTTCGCTACAGCCCGACGCCGCAGAAGGTGCAAATGCTCCTGAAGGTGGCGAACGATTATGGCGTCGACCTGAACACGCTTGCTACCGGCATCCAACAGATTGCCGGCGAGCAGGTATGGCAGCAACAAAACCCGGTTGATCCGCATGTGCAGCAACTGCAAGCGGAGATTAACCACCTGAAGCAAACGCAATTTCAGACGCAGCAGCACGCCGTTCAAGCGGAAGCCTCCGCAATCGACGGCGAGATTGCTGCGTTCGCCGCAGACCCAGACCACGAGCATTTCGGGGTTCTTCAAAAGGACATGGCCGTACTTCTTCAGGCTGGTTCCGCGAAGAATCTCGATGAGGCTTATGCGATGGCCATGCGGCAAAATCCGCAAACGTACCAGATTTGGCTCGCTCAACAGCAACAAGAGTGGGACGCACAGCGGAAAGCGAAGGTCGCAAAGGCAAAGCAAGCAGGCGCAAACGTGGTTAGGCCCAACGGCCGCACGAGTGTTCCTTCGGCTGATCCAGCGCGAACGATGGAACAAGACATTGAGGCCACGGCGCGTTCGCTGGGCCTTCTCAACTGAATAGGAGCCAATCATGGCATCTCCGGGTCAGTCGAGCCTGTTCAACGCTTTCACCGAACTGGTATCGACCACGTATCGCAATCACCGCAAGGACGTAGCAGACAACGTTTCGAAGCACAACGCGCTTTTCCGTCGCCTCACCGCGAAGGGTCGCGTTCGTGTGGAAGATGGCGGTCTGTCGATCGTCACTCCGCTTGACTATCAAGCCAACTCGACCTACCAGCGCTATAGCGGCTACGATGTGCTCAACATCAACGCCGTGGACGTGCTGACCGCTGCGGAATATCCGTGGCGCCAGGTCGCTGTCAACGTCGCCGCATCGGGCCTCGAACTCCGCACGAACTCGGGCGCGCAGCGAATCATCAACTTCACCAAGGCCAAGATCAAGAACGCTCAGCGTTCGATGGCAAACGGTCTGTCGGTCGACATCTACTCGGATGGAACCGCTTCGAACCAGATCAACGGTTTGCAAGCGATCGTCGCCGACGCCGGCACGGGCACGGTTGGCGGCATCAACGCCACGACCTGGGCCTTCTGGCAGAACCTCGTGCAGTCGGCAGCCGCTCCGATTCAGGGCGGTGGTGCGATCACCCCAGGCGCGACGACGATTGAATCGTTGATGCTCCCGACGTGGATCAAGCTGACTCGCGGTACCGACATGCCCGACATGATTGTGATGTCGGACGACTACTTCAGCTTCTACGAGCAATCGCAGACGAGCCTGAAGCGCTACGCGCCGGAAGACAACGGCCAAGGCGGTATGGTCAGCATGAAGTACAAGACCGCAGACGTGTTCTTCGATTCGTCGGGCGGCGTCCCGACTTCGCACGCGTATTTCCTGAACACTGACTACCTTGAGTTGGTTGTTCATCGCGACGCGAACATGACCATGATGGACGAACTGCGCAGCGTCAACCAAGACGCCGTCGTGATACCTATCCTTTTTCAAGGAAATTTGGTGTGCAGCGCGAGATTTCTTCAGGGAGTGCTCAAAGCCTGATAAGGGCGTGATAAAATCATGGCATCCTAAATATCGGGGATGTCATGAGTTACCGCGAACTGATCGGAAAGCGTTTTGGAATGTTGTTGGTGCTTGGAATCGAGCGAGAAGGCCGCGCGAAAGTCATGCCGTTGATGCTGTGCAAATGCGATTGCGGAAAAGAAACAACTCCTCAGCCGTATGCGCTCATGCGCGGCAACGTGACTTCGTGCGGCTGCGGTCGTCTTGCAAAGATCACCAAGCATGGACAAGCGTACGGAAAGAACGGCAGTAAGACCTATACCGCGTGGGCGCAGATGAAATCACGCTGCGATAACCCAAACAATAGGTTTTATGCCTGTTACGGCGGCCGAGGGATTGGCTACTGCGAAAGCTGGAAGAACTTTGAGGATTTCCTAGCTGACATGGGCGAGGCGCCCGAAGGTCTTACTTTGGACCGCGAGGACAACTCGAAAGGTTATTCGAAGGCTAACTGCCGTTGGGCTAGTCGGAAGACTCAGCAGAACAACCGCAGAAATACTCGAATGATCGAATTCGAGGGGAAGTCGTGGCCAAAACAGGAAATTGCAGAGAAATTCGGCATCGATCCGCATACGCTCATGAACAGGCTGAAACGAGGCTGGACGATCGAAAAGGCTCTGACTTTCCCTGTGGACAAAGCTAAATCTTCAGCAACGAAACGAATTTAGGAGGTCATCGTGACCACAGCAGCAACGATGTATCCGCTGATCGGCTCGCAGCCGGTCGGCAATTTCTTCACGCCTGACACGACGCAGCGTCATAAGCTCGGCGCTCAGCTCGAATTCGTCGACCCGTACTGGGGCGGCGGAGTGGCGACGTATCTGGCTATCCCGACTTCGACGGCCTTCAAGGTCGGCGAGGTGGTGTACTGGGACAACGGCAACAACGCCATCGACATCCCGAACACGGCCAACCTCGGCTTCCCGGTCGCATTGGCGATGAATGCCAACGCATCCAACGCCTCGTCGGTCCAGTACGGCTGGTTCCTCACGTCGGGTCAGGGTCCGGCCTTGTCGGGCGCTTCGGTCGCCGCTGCGGCTGCTATCGGCATCACTGCCGCTGGCAAGCTCGGTGCCGTCGCAAACGGCAAGCAAATCCTGAACGCGCGTGTCTCGCTCGCTGCGACGACCACGGTTGTTAAGGCGAACGTGCAGACGGTGAACGGTTCGCCGATTCTCCGTTGCACGGTTGGCGGAACGGATGGCTGGTTTGTTGGCGTTGCCGTCACCGGTACGGGTATTCCGGCATCGACGACGATCACCGCTGTCAATCCTGACAACACGGTTGTGATGAGCGCCAACGCTACGGCTACCGGTTCGGTCAGCGTGACGGGCACGTACAACGACGGCACGAACTTCTGGAACGTGCTCGCCATCAATTCGCCGCTCGCACAAGGGCAGGTGACCTAATGGCAACTCTCGTTAGTCTCAACGATGCGATCTATTCGCTGGCTTATTGGATCGGCGCCGCAACCGAATATGCGAACGGCGCCACCAACGAAGCGAATCTTGACCAACAAGGTCAGGCAGTCGCAACGAACGTCGTGACAAATGCGGCCGCAGCAACCGTTTCTGGTTACGTCGGCATCACTCGCGCCAGTCTCGACGTTTAACGATCAGCATTCCCCGCTGTCCTCCTTGGGGACTTTTTGCGGCGCATTCCTTCGGGTCTGCGCCGCTTTTTTCGGAGTGAATCATGAATGACGAAGTTGTTCAAGACGCAGCGCCGTCGAGCACCGAGCCAGTACCGGCCCCAACGCCTGAGCCTGTCGTGGCGCCAGTAGTCGAAGCCGCGCCTGTTGCGCCGGCAGAACCTGCACCCGCACCTAAGACCGACATGCAGTTGATCGAAGAACGCTTTCAAGTTCTCGAGGCGGCATTTCTGCGCCTCCCGCATTCGATCATGACCGTCATGCAGCGTGGCAGCCAAGCGCCGGAAGAATTCGCCGCAGCCGTGCACGCGCATCTGTTCAGCAAATAAAAATACAGCCCAAGGAGAAAGCATGTCATACGAAGTCGCAGTACAGAAAGGCGGTCGACCGCACATCAGATTCGAGACGCGCTCGCAGGAAGATCGCGGTGCGTCGATCGACGCCGGCCACAAGGTCTACAAGGATGTTGTATGGGTCATGATCACGCCGCCTGGCGGTAAGGACGTGGTGGAAAACCACGCAGACCAGTGGATCACGAACATTCGCGACCGTTCGCAAGTCGGGCAATACGATCCTGAATGGGTCGATTCGTTCGCCAAGATGCTGAAGATGTACAAGGACGGCCAAGAGATGCCGACCGACGGTACGCCGCTGCGCATGTGCACGACGCTCTTCACGCCGGCCGAGATTCAGAACTGCCTCGGCGTCAACATCACTTCGCTCGAACAACTTGCCGGCGCGAACGAGGAAGCACTCGGGCGCATGGGCATGGGCGCGCGTGCTCTGAAGTTGCGTGCTGCCGAGTCGATCCAGATCGGTAAGGGCAAGGAAGGCGCGATGAAGGTAGAGGCGCTGACGGTCGAGAACGCCGAACTGAAGAGCAAGGTCGACGCGCTTACCTCGATCGTCAATGAAATGCGCGAGCAGATGGCCATGCAGACCGAAAAGCGCGGCCCTGGCCGTCCCCCGAAGCAACACGAGTAAGGAACGGTAATGACCTGCCTGTCGATCATTCAAGACGTTGCACAGCGGATCAACCTGCCTAATCCGTCGACTGCCGCTCAGTCGAGCGATCCAGCGATTCAGCAGCTTGTCGCGCTGTCGACGAAAGAGGGCGAATGGCAAACGTCGGAATACGATTGGCAGGTCATGCTTGGCGAGGGAACGTTTAACACGGTCGCCACAGAGATTCAGGTAGCGAACATCACCGCGACGTTTCCAGGCTTTAAAGCAGTGGTGAACGATACGATGTGGAACCGTACGTTACGCCGGCCGGTGTTTGGTCCGATGACGCCGCAGCGTTGGGAGCAGCTTGAGGCGATGGTCATGCAAGGACCGTGGAATCAGTTTCAGATTCGCGGCAATGCGATTCGGTTCATTCCGGTTCCGACGGCCGGCCAGCCGATCTTTTTCCAGTACAAGTCGACGAACTTCTGTCAGTCGTCCGGCGGCACGGCACAAAGCCGATTCATGGCCGATACCGATGTTCTTCTGCTCGACGAGGCGACGTTCAAACTTGGTTGTGAATGGCGCTGGAAAAAGGCGAAGGGACTGGATTACGCCCAAGATTTCGTCGACTACGAGCAGATGTTGATGACTTCGAAGGCGCGCGACGGCTCGAAAGACGTTATCAACATGGGTGATCAGAAATTCGATATCTATCCTGGAATTCTCGTACCGTCGGGGAGTTGGGCGCAATGATGCGCATGCCGGTTGCGACGCCGATTCGGCAGCAGCTCGCACGCGCGTCGATCGTGCCGGCGCCGATTGGCGGGTGGAACGCACGCGATGCGCTCGCCGCGATGGCGCCGGAAGATGCTGTTATCCTGACGAACTGGTTTCCGAACACTAGCGGCGTAAGTCTGCGCCAAGGTTCGACTACATGGTCAACGGGCCTCGGCAATCAGGTCAATTCGCTGATGGGCTTCAATCCAGCGAGCGGAACGCTGAAGCTTTTCGCCGCGGCGGGTGGCTCTGTCTACGACGTGACCGCGGGCGGCGCAGTCGGTGCGGCGGTTATCGGCTCGCTGACCAGTGACAAGTGGATTCACGATAATTTCGCCACGAGCGCCGGACCATTCCTGATGATGGTCAACGGCGCCGATGGTTACTACGTCTACAACGGCACGACGTGGCAGAGCGTCACGTCCGGTTCGTCGCCGATCTCGATCACGGGCGTCAATCCGAACAACTTGTCTCACGTGTGCTCGTTCGCATCGCGCGTCTGGTTCATCGAGAAAAGCAGCCTCCATGCGTGGTATCTGCCTGTCGGACAGGTCGGTGGCGCTGCCACGCAATTCGACTTCAGCCCGATCTTTCGCCGGGGCGGTTCTCTGGTCGCGATGGGCGTGTGGACCGTCGACGGTGGCGACGGGATGCAGGACTATGCGGTATGGGTGACGAGCGAAGGCGAAATCGCTGTCTATCAGGGCACTGATCCCTCCCAGTCGACGACTTGGCAGAAGGCCGGAACATATCAAGTCGGCACGCCGATGGGCAATCGTTGCTTCCTGAAATACGGTGGCGATCTCCTCTACCTCGGTAAAGACGGCCTCGGACCTATCTCGCAGCTTCTAGCGTCGTCGCGCGTCAACACGTCTCAGAACCTCACGTATAAGATTCAGGGCGCCATATCGGCCGCTACGACTTCCTACGCGTCGAATTTCGGCTTTCAGATGCTCCTGCATCCATTGCAGAACGCGCTGATCCTGAATATCCCGGTAGGACTCGGCCAACAGCAACAGTACGTGATGAACACCATCACCGGCGCATGGTGCAACTTCACTGGGTGGAATGCGAACTGTTGGGAGCGTCTAAACGATGTCATCTACTACGGCGGGAATGGCGTCGTGGTGAAGGCGTGGGCGACCACTAATGACGACAACGGCGCGCAGATCAACGGTGAAGCTCTACAGGCTTTCCAAAGTTTCGGGACGAATCAGCAGAAACAATTCACGATGGCGCGGCCATTGTTGCAATCAAGCGGCCTGCCTGGCGTGTTGATGGGCTTGAACGTCGATTTCGACCTATCGCCTCCTGTTGGGCTTCCAAGCTTCTCGCAGCCGCCCTATGGCCTGTGGGACTCGGGCCTGTGGGACTCGGCCATCTGGGGCAGCAATGCGACCGTCACTAGGGATTGGGAATTTGTCTCAGGCATTGGCACATGGGCGGCTATGCACCTGAAAGCAAGCGCACTTGACTCGTCATTACTGTGGACCGCGACGAGTTACCTCATGGCCGATTGCGGCGTTCTATGAAGCGAATCGTGTGGGATGAACCGGAGCGCGTCATGCGCTTCGTGGCTGATCTCGTCGGCGAGAAAGAGCTATTCAATTACACCGCAATTGGCCTAGAGAAAGACGGCAAGCTCGTCGCAGGCGTTCTCTATGAACAGCACAACGGCCCCAACGTGATGATGCACGTTGCGTCGGATGGGTCTCGTCATTGGATGACGCGCGCTTATATGGCGGCCTGTTTCAAATATCCGTTTCTCGTATTGAAATGCAATCGCGTGAGTGGACTCGTGCGAGTGGATAACATCGCCGCCCAGCGATTCGACGAGGCGCTTGGGTTCAAGTTGGAAGGCGTTTTGCGGCAAGGCGCGGCGGATGGAACTGATCTGTTCTTTTACGGGATGCTGCGCAGCGAATGCAGGTATCTGGACGGCCGATATCACGAGGCTTTGCTTAAGGAAACGAAATGAACTACTTCAAGGCCCTGAAATATCTGCTGGTCGACCAATTCACTTTCTACGGAGGTGGCAAGGGCGGCGGTTCGGCGCCTTCCTATCCTGATCCGACGGCCGTCGCAAATGCAACGACGCAGACGAATGAGCAGACGGCCGGCTATAACAAAGCGCTGAACCTAAACAACTTCTCAAATCCGTTTGGCTCTCAGCAAACCACGCAGGTCGGCACGGACCCGAATACCGGTGCTCCGATCTACAACACGAACACGCAAGCCACATCGACCGTTAGCGATCTGCTTGGCCACAATTTGGCCCAGGCGAATAACAGCACCGGTGTCCAGCAGAATGCGCTTAATGGATTAGGTGGCCTCGGAAGTTACCTAAGCTCGCTCGGCCAGCAGGCTCAGGGAATTAGCAACAATTTCGGCGGCTATCAGAACGGCGCGCTTGGCCTATCGCCACAATATCAGGGGATTTCCAACAATATTGGCAACGTTGGAAACAATCTCGGCAATGTGTCGGGGAACATTAACAACGCGGCATCGGGTTATAACGGGTTGATGGGCGGCGTTTGGAACGCATCCCAAGGCTACAACAACCTGTCGAATAGCACCGGGGCGCTGGCAGGACAATACAACAACCTTAACAGCCAGTATGCCAATCTCGGATCGCAACTCGATCAAGGTGCGGCTAAGAATGCGCAGCAGCAGGGCCAAAACGCTGCATACGCGGCTCAAACGCAATACCTTGACCCTCAGTTCTCGCAGCAGGGCGAGTCCCTTGGCGCTCAGTTGGCAAATCAAGGATTGACTCCGGGTTCGCAGGCGTACAACAACGCCATGACGAACTTTAATAACACGAAACAGCAGGCGTACAGCAACGCGCAGAACCAAGCGATCATGACCGGTTCGCAGCTCGGCGCACAGAACCTTCAGAACCAGATTTCCGGCATCAACACGCAGTCCGGCTTGCTCGGCGCCCAAGGGCAGAATCTTGGCGCGCAAGCTGGATTGTATGGGCAGCAAGCTGGAATGCTCGGCAACCAAATCAACGCATACGGCCAGCAAGCCGGGATGCTTGGAAATCAGATCGGCGCATATGGACAACAGGCTGGCGTCCTAGGGAACCAAGCCAACGCCTATGGTCAGCAGATGAACGCGCTCGGTGGTCAGGCTGGGCTTTATGGGCTTGCTGGTCAACTTGGACAAGGTCAGTTGGGCGCGCTCGGCGCAGGCATGACTTCAGCCGGACAGCAGGCTGGTCTTTACGGTCAGCAGGTCGGCATTGGCCAGTTGCCCTATCAAAACGCTCAGTCTGTCGCAGGTTTCATTCCGGGTTATTCGGGAACTGGTCAATCCTCGGCTGCGCCTGCGGATATTTCGAGCCTCTACAACAACCAGTACCAATCTCAGCTCGCTGGATACAACGGGAGCCAAGCCAGTTCAAACAACATGATGAGCGGTCTGTTCGGACTAGGGTCTGCCGGCATCATGGGAATGATGATGTCAGATCGGCGGGCAAAACGTGACATTCGACATATCGGCAAATGGAGAAATGGCCTCGGCGTCTATACCTACCGTTACATGTGGGAGTCGACGAAGGTGCGCCATATCGGCTTCATGGCCGATGAGGTTCGGAAGGTCGCGCCGCTCGCCGTGCATCGTTTCGCGGACGGCTTCGATCGCGTCAACTATCACCTTGCATCGGCGGCTTAAATGGGCGTCTTCGGAAACACGCTGAGCGCTGGAAACCAAGATTCCCCGATTGGCGCTATCGGCGGGAAAATCCAGAAATGGACTGATCCTATTGCATGGATTCCCGGCGGGATCGGGGATAAGTGGGTGAACCTCACGTCGCACCAGATTCCGAAGATGACGAATCAGGTGCTTCAGCCGATCGCGCAGCCGATCAACAAAATGGATTCTGCGGTAAATCCATTGCGCAAGATTGGCATCGTCAACAACCTCGCGAATACGGCATATGCAAAGCCTGGTGATGCGATCGGGATTGGCATTGGCTCGGCATTCACTGGCGGCGCATTAGGTGGCGCGTTAGGCGCAGCGGGGGGTGGCGGCGCCGGTGGTGCAGCAGCAGGCGCTGGCGCAGCAGGAGTTGCTGACGCAGGTATCGGCGGTGGTGCGGCGGCGGCCGGTGGTGGCGGACTGTCTAGCCTGTTCGGGCTTGGCGGGGGCGGAAGCCTTGCGTCTAGTGTAGGCGGTGGTGCAGGAGCAGGCGGCCTGTCCGGATTTCTCGGCGGTCCCGCTGCATTTGGCGACGCGGGCTTGACCGGCACTGTATCTGCTGGCGGCTCGGGACTCGGCGGTGCGATGGCTGGCGATCTCGGCGGCTCGCTCGGTTCGGCTCCTGCCGGCCTATTCAGCGGTCTGCTTCCTGGCGGAGGTATGAGCGGCACGGCGAGCGGCGCGCTCGGCGGTGGATTGTCTGGCGACGTCGCGGGCGGTTCGTCGATCGGTGGCGCTTCGATGGGTGGCATGGGCAGTTCGATGATGAACATGGCTCAGCAGTTGATGAGCCAACAAAGCAAGAATTCGCAGCAGCAGGCCCAACAGAATCAGCAAGCGGCGAATCAAAATAACTTCAGCCCGAGTAACACAGCGCTGATGAACTACGCGATGAATCAGCAAAACATGGCCAATACGCAAGCGCTACAGCAGAACTTGGCGCGGGCACAGCAACGACGCCAGATGCTCGCTTCTGGCCTGACGAACTACACGGGGTATTAAATATGCCTAGCCAAGGTGGAATGACCGTACTCCCGCAGTTTCAGGGCGACTATTACCAGCTTCAGAATCAGCAGGCGCTCGCGCAGGCGTTGATGTCGCAGGCGATGCAAAGCCGCGCGCCGCAGCAGACGGTGGGTTCGGGTCAGTATCAGGTGATGCCTAAGATGTCGCCGCTTACCGGCGCGTCTCAGCTTGCCGAAGCGTATCTTGCCGCGAAGATGGGGCAGAACGTGGCGTCTGGGTATCGCGATCTTGGACAGCAGCAATGGTCTGCATTTGCGGGAAGCCCGCAACAACCTACCCAATCACCACAGCAAGCCGCGCCACAATCCTCGCCGTTCGATTCAGGCGGCATGACTGGCGGTCAAAGCGGTCCGGGCGTCACATCGTCGCCGGTTCCTTCAGACGGCTCGGCGCCTCCGGTGGCGCAAAGCGCTTCGCAAGGCGGCATGGGTGGTGCTCCTTCGCCGCAAGCTAGTCCGATGCAGGGAAGCGCCACGCCGATGAATCCGCTCGGGATGAATCCAGCGCTGGCCTATATGGGGTATGCGTCTGATCCGGGCAAATACTTCGAGACGCAAGCGCAGGCGTATAAGCCCGCTGACATCGTGGCGTCTATCCGTGCGGCCGGCATTGATCCGAACAGCGCGCTCGGGCATCAGCTCGCGCAGAATGCTCTCGCCAAGACGACCGCGCCGGATTACGTTTCCGGTCGACCGGGCGGCTATATGCTGAACAAGACCACCGGCGCCATGGAGCAACTTCCTCAGGTTCCAGAAGGCTACACGGCAGTACGCGGCCCTGACAATCAATGGCAAGTCGTTCCGGTCCAAGGTGGAACCGCAGCAATGACAGCCTCGTCTGCTGCGAAAGCCGGGGGCGCCGCTCAGTTCCAGACACAGGACGTTTGGGACCCGACGCAAAACGGCGGTCAGGGCGGCTTCGTCAAACAGTCGACTGCCAACGTGGCAAATGCGGCCAACGGGGTGCCAGGTTTCACGCCGTTCCAGAATGCTGTGCGGAACGTCGAGAGCAATGGTCGTGCAGCGGCAGTCAATCCAGCGTCCGGCGCAGCAGGAAGTATGCAGGTCACGCCAACTGGCGCGGGTAGCCCAAACCCTGGCTTTGGCGTTCGTCCTGCCGCTAATAACTCTCCTGCCGAATTGCAGCGTGTCGGCGCGGATTATGCGACCGCCATGCAGCAGCATTATGGAAACGACACAGATGCCGCAGTCGCGTATAACTGGGGGCCGCAAAACGCTGATAAGTGGATCGCGGCTGGGCGCCCTTGGAAGATGCTGCCCGACGAGACGAAAGCTTATGTCGGTCAGGTGGCGACACAGCAACAGAACTTCGCACAGAAGCCGCAGGGCGCTCAGGCTGGACCGATGGCGTCTCAGCCTCCGCTCGGACAGACGACGGCCGCCAACGCCTCGCAAGGCGCTCCAAGCAAACTGATGGCTGATTCCTATGGTTCGATGTCGACGGCCGATGCGAACTACCAGCAGTCGCGCGAGGCGCTTACGCAGATGATCCAACTGGCGAACAAGAAAGGTGCAGGCGGATCGGTGATCGGCGTTCTTCCCTCGCAAATCGGCACGAAGATCAGTCCGGATGCGGCGGAATATCAAAAGCTCCACGCAACGTACGTCTCGCAGCAAGGCAAGGCGCTAGGTTCGGGCGGTACGGATGCGTCACGTGCGAACATCGACGAGTCGGTGCCGACCTACGACAAGCCGCAATCCGCGATGATCAGCGGCCTGAATACCCAACTGAACAACCTCGATCTCTCGCACCTGAAGACGCAGTATCTGACGCCGCTCTATCAGCAGGGCAACGAGAAGGCGTACACGCAGCAATCGGCGGCGTTCGATCAGAACATCAAGCCAGCGATGATCCCGACACTTCAGTTGTCAGGAGCACAACAGCGCGCGGCGGTGCAAGCGGCGATCAAGGCGAATCCTTCCCTACGCCCTAGTTTCGAATGGGCGTACAACAATGGGATGCTGAAATGAGCGGGTTTGACGATTACCTGAGCGCCGCGCCGGTCGCAGCGGCCAAGCCGTCGTTCGATCAGTACCTTGGTGCGGCTCCTGCGCCTGCGCCGGTTCAAGCGGCTCCGGGAACCCCGCCATCGCAACCTGATGTCGGGCAATCCAATCCGCCGCCGCTGGGAGGCTTCCTGACGGGAGTCGGTGATGCAGTCAAGGGAACGACACAGGGAATCGTCCACGGCCTTTCATGGGCGGCAGACAAGATCGCGCCGAATTCGCAATTCGCCACTGACGCTCGCGCGGCGCTCCCGCAGATGCAGCAAACGATCGATCAGCAGAACGCCCAATATGCGCAGCAGCGTGCGGCGTCTGGTCAATCTGGTATGGATTGGTCGCGCCTCGCAGGAAACGCAGTCGGAACGGCCCCTACGCTGGCGATCGGACCTGAATATGCAGGGCTTGGCCTCGCCGGAAAACTCGGTCTTGGCGCGGTGCAAGGCGCTGCCGGCGCTGGCATGATGCCGACTACCGACCTACAGCCAGGACAGACGTATGCCGGTCAGAAGGCCGAGCAAATGGGCATCGGTGCAGCGACAGGCGCACTTGCGCCAGCCGCATTTGAGGGAGCCAAGGCGATTGGTTCCGGCATTCTGAATACCGTAAAGCCGGTTATTCAGCCGGGTAAGTTCGTCGGGCAAGGAATTGCCAATGCGATGGACCCAACTGACGCGGCATTGGCGGCATCGAATATCCGCGGTGCGCCTCAGTTCGTGCCAGGCTCATTGCCGACTACGGCACAGGCTGCTCAAACTCCGTTCATGGTTCAGACGGAGAAAGCGGCCGCTAATGTCCCTGCATTCAAGACGGCGTTTGCTCAGCGTGCGATCGATAACAACGATGCTAGATGGTCTTCGCTGATGGGCGTTGCGCAGACGCCGGATGCATTGCAAGCCGCAACATCTGCTCGCGCGGCCGCCGTTGAGCCACTATATGACGCAGCGAATAGTCAAACGGCTAATGTTGGAAAGGCGTTTATCAATTTCGCGCAACGACCAGCCGTCATGCAGGCGATGCAGCAAGCCGATCTGATGGCGCGTAATGAGGGCGTCAATCTCACGTGGCCTGAGCAGGGCGGAAGCAAAGCTATCAGCGGCCAAGCGCTTGATTACACGTCGCGTGCGCTGAGTGACATGATCGACTCCGCAAAGCGCCAAGGCAACAATCAACAGGTTCGCGCGCTCACGGATGCGCAGAACTACCTGCAAGGATGGACGCAAAGCTATATCCCGCAAGTCAAGCAGGCTAGGCAGGCATACGCGCAATTGAGCGTGCCGGTAAACACGATGGAAGCCGGGCAGGGGATCGCAAACAGTCTCGGCACGCGTGCGATGAATGCAGGCGGAGCGCCCGAAATCCAATTGAATCCGTATCGCACAGCGCTGAATCAAGCGATGTCTAACGCCAAGTACGGGATCGACGCCGGCGCGCACCAATCGCTTCAGGGCATCGGTCAAGACTTGCAACGTGCGACCGTTTCAAACTCCATGCGCTCGCCCGGAAGCGATACGGCCTACAACCTCGCGGCAAATGGATGGCTGGCAAAGAATCTCTACGGACCGAACTTTCAAGGCGCAACGGGCCTTGGTAAAGCAGTCGCTGCAACGGGCGCGCTTCTAACTGGGCATCCGATCGCGGCCGGCGGAATTGTGGCTGGCGGAAACCAGATTGGCCAAATGGTCGGATCGAGGCTTCAGCAACATCTGTCCAACTACCTACTTTCCCCCGAATCGATCCTGCCGTACCTCGACGCTCGCGCTGCTACGCCCGCGCAGTCGATTCAGAACGCGCTTTCCCAAAGGCTCCTTCAGTATGGGCGTCCAGCCGTTGTCAACGGAGCTACGAGCGGCTTGATAAATGCCAACCAGTAAGCCGATGACTGAAATGATGGCCAGCTTGACAAGTCCGAACTGAATTATTTGATCGATCACTTTTGAACCCTCGAAGGGCCGCCATGTGCGGCCTTTTTGCATTTTAGGAGATCGCGATGAGCCGCGACGGCAGTGGGAATTATTCGTTGGTAAGCGGGAATCCTGTCACAACCAACACCGTCATTTCGAGCACGTGGGCGAATTCCACGCTTTCGGATATAGCGGCGGCGCTGACTCAGTCGCTCTCGAAAGACGGTCAGACGACGCCTACTGCCAACCTGACGATGGGCAACTTCCGGCTCATCAGCTTGGCGGCCGGCACGAATCGAACGGATGCGGTCAACGTCGGTCAGGTGCAGGACAACACGCCGGCCGTCCTGTCGAGCATTGGCGGTACGGGTGACGCAATCACCGGGGCAACTTCGCCCGCGATCGTATCCTACGCTACCGATTCGAAGTTCGTCTATACGCCCACGACGACGAACACGCTCTCGAATCCGACGATCGCAATTGACGGCCTCGCTGCTAAGACCATCACACAATCCAATGGCTTAGGTCTGTGGTCTGGTGCACTGGTTGTCGGAACTCCGTACGAGCTGTTGTACGACGGCACGAATTTCCGCATCCAGTCCGGAACGCTCGGAGGCTTTTCGATCACGCCGCAGGGTCAGCCGTTCGCGCTGCGCAATCGGTTCATCGACGGGAATTTCGATTTTTGGGACATGGGTACGACGTTCACTCTTTCGGGTGGCCCGACCGCAGCTTATACGGCCAACATGTGGCTTTGCAATCCCGGCTCAGGCGGCGGCGTAGCAACTATCAGCCAAGCGATTTTCACCCCAGGAGCACCATCGGTCGGACTGATAACTCCCATAGCGAATGCACTTCAGTTTGCACAGACAACCCAAGCTACCGGAGCGCAGCCATCCATCCAGCAGCGGATAGAATCTGTTGCCATGTTCGAAGGCCGTTCGTGCACGCTATCGTTTTGGGCGAGAACGACTAGCGGTACGCTGACAATCCCTAATCTATTCGTCGTCCAGAATTTTGGCTCGGGCGGGTCCGCTGCTGTTCAATCCACGCCAAGCGTTGCGCTGAACCTGACAACGACACTTCAATACTTCTCAATTCGGATCGACATCCCTAGCATCAGCGGTAAGACAGTTGGCGCCGGGAATTTCCTTGCGATCGGCATTCTATTTCCGTTGTCTACGACGTTCACCATTCAAACCCTTCAGTGGCAAGTCGAAGATTGTCCTGCTGGCGCTCCTGCTTCTGGTCTGCCGACGCCTTTTGAGATGCGCGGCCTCGCTCTGGAAGCATCGCTCACAGAGCGTTATGTTCACGTCCTGATAAACGCAGTCTCCAGTTCTGGCGACCCTCTTTCCCTTGCTGCTGCGACCAGCACTACAGCCGCAACTATGGCCGTTCCAATACCGCGCATGAGAAGCACTCCGAGCATGTCTTTTCTCGGCGGCAGCGTTGCTAACCTCGCGGCGTTTGGATTGGTCCCGACAGCAATTTCACTGATTAGCGTTTCATCCAACGGCCCGAAAAACGTCGCGCGAATCGATCTCACATTCTCAAGCGGACTGACCAGTGGTCAAGCATCGCTACTTCGAAACAACAGCGGCAACACGATTCTTTTGCTGGATTGTCGTTTCTAAGGAGCCGCCATGCAATTTTTCCAGCTTAAAAACCCCGATACCGGCGCTGTGTCGGAAGATCGCGTTGACATGATTGATGACGCGGGGCTTTTCTCTACGCTCATGCCAGGTAACTGGCTTTGGGACATTTACCAACAATGGCTTGCGTCGGGTAATACGCCTCTACCGCCAGCGTAAAACAACAGCCGCCAAAGAGCGGCTTTTTATGGGGCTTCGAATGCCGATACACGAAGACATTGCAGCGGCGATTAACGCCCTTTCAGCCGACATGGACCAGCGGCATTCCGAGAACGTCACACAACAACTTGTGACGGATCGCAAAGTTGACGAGGTTATACGCAGAGTGGACGACTTACACAAGGCATTCCCTGGCGGCGACTGGGACGGGCATCGCAGGTATCACGAAGCGATGATTGAACGCTATCTGGCGAAAACGCGGTTTTACGAGGAACTACGCGTCGACCTGGCGCAAAAAGGTGTGTGGGCGCTGATTGTCGGGCTTGCCACAGCCGTTTGGTATTACTTCCGAGCGAAGGTGAATACGTGAGCAATTTTGATATGCAGACGCTTGTCGCCGAATTGTGTCGCGACGAAGGCGTGAGACTCAAGCCATATCTCGACACGGTAGGCAAGACGACGATCGGAGTTGGCCGGAACTTGACCGATGTTGGAATCTCGCAGGACGAATGCAACGCTCTGCTTGAGAACGACATCGGCCGTACGACTGCATGGCTCGACCGCAATCTGCCGTGGTGGTCTACGCTCGATCCGGTGCGTCAGCGCGTCATCGTCAACATGGCTTTCAACATGGGTGGCGGCCTGCTGTCGTTCGTGAACACGTTGTCGGCCATTCAGCATGGGAATTACGAAGCTGCGGCAAACGGGATGCTCGCCAGCAGATGGGCGACGCAAGTTGGCGCCCGAGCGACACGCCTCGCTGACATGATGAGAAACGGAGCCTAATATGCAATGGTCTGATATCGCAAATGTCGTCGGCAAAGCGGCTCCAATCCTTGGAACGGCGCTCGGTGGACCGCTCGGCGGAGTTGCCGGCGCTCTGATCGCGAGCGCGCTCGGAACTAGCAATGATGCCGATGCAGTGAACACGGCTCTCGCTGCCGATCCTGCCGCGCTCGAAAAGCTGAAAGAAGCAGAGATGGCGAATCAGGTGCAGTTGCAGTCGCTTTTGATTACCGGCGAGGCGAACCGGCTTGCCGATGTGCAGAGCGCACGCGCTCGTCAAACGGCGAATCCGAAAGATTACACGCTCCAGTTTCTTGCCGTCGGCGTGACGCTCGGATTTTTCGGGACGCTTGCATTGGTGATGTTCGCTCATCTGGAAGGCGCGGCGCAGAACCTTATGCTGGTCATGACAGGCACACTCCAGACAGCATGGGTTGCGATCATCTCCTATTACTTCGGGTCCAGCAAAGACAGCGCTGGTCAGACGAAGATGATCGCAGATGTCGGATATGCCGCGGCGTCTGCTCCGATCAATATCCACTCCACGCAGCAAGCGCCTACCGTTGGGCCGTCGACGCTCCCTGAACCTAGCTTGTTCAAGGGGCATTAAATGGTCCGCTACGTCTTCGCTACAATCGCACAGGTGCTTTTCACTTACCTGCTAGCGGTTCCATTCGCGCCGGTCATCGCTCTTTTCTGCAAGGACGACGGCTACCTGCCGAACTGGCTATGCTGGTTTCAGACCGAAGACGCTCCGCTTGATGCAGGCTGGCGCGATGGGTACTTCCAGCCCGCAGACGCTCCCGCTCCGATCGGTTGGGAGAAGTGGTGGCTTCGTGTTAGATGGCTCTGGCGAAACCCGGCATATGGCTTCTGTTATTGGCCGCTCGGATTGCCATACGTTCCGTCCGAATGGGTTGTCGACTTGCTGACCTATGACGGCGCGACGCTGATCGAGTTCAAAGCGCACACGGCCGATGGCAAGTACTTCTGCCACACGACCAGCGCCGGCCTCAAACTCGGTTACAAGCTCTGGTGGGCGCTCGACGAAAACTGGAAACTGATCGACAAGCTTCCCGCGTCGCGAGGCCCTGACAACCGCCTGCCGATCTGCTTCACGCCGAAATTTACCGGATAGAAGCGAATGATTGGCGCGAGCTGCTGCGCGGCACGGTCTCCCATGATTTTGTAAAGCGAGTCGTCCGGGTGCGCGCAGTCCGTCAGCATCGAATGCCAGTCCAGCGTCTTGATGTAGTCGTACTGCGCGATCAGCGCGACGCCTTGCTTCTTTGCCACATCGCGCAGCACGTCGACCATCACGTCTAGAACCGGTTCCGTACCGGGCGGCGCAGTCGCCGGATTCCAGCAGATTGGGTTCGGTTCTTCCAGCACTGGCAACTTGCCTGCGGCCCGCACAATAGTGATCCAGTTGTTCAAACTGTTCCGATAAAAGTCCGGCGTTTCCTGCGCTGCGTCGTTGATCGCATAGTTCCCGACGACGATCTGCGCAGGCGACTTCTGCAAACGCTCAGCGAGCGATACCGTGTACGGCGCCGTTCCGAGCACCGCCTCGGTGACGGTCGAGCCAGGGACGCCGGCATTGACGACCGTCACGGCGTTATCGCGCAAGTCCCAACCGACCGTGAAGGGCTGATTGTTCGGCGCCTGACCGTAGGTGCCGTTGACGAACGTCAGGCCCCACATGGTGGAGTCACCCTCCATCGAGACCGTGATCGGCGCGGGCGCGGCCGGTTTAAGGGACGGCGCTGATACCTGTGCGGAAGGCGTAGACGCTGCACTTCCACCTCCTCCACCACCACACGCGGCGAGTGTCATTGAAAAAGCAACAGACGTGATAATGCCCGCCAAATTGAATCGGCTCATTTTTAGTTCCTTGGGATTAATGGATGGCGTTTAAAACCGGTGCGTAACTGATTGATTTCATTAGGACGCAACTGCTCGTTTCAGCACATGTTTTTGCGTGCCAAAAGTATCGCAACTGATTGAAACTAAAGCTGAAACTTGCGTTGGTCGTCGCCTACATTTCGGAATATGTGCCGATTAATTTTCGGCCTTTGCTAGCGTGGCTTTGCGGCGATTGTGATAACTGGCGTGGAATCAGCGTTCAAAACGCTAACCACTAATCGTGACTTTAATCGGCGCGATTCCCCGACTGTCGGCGTACATTTCCGCCATCGCATCGGTCATGTGCCCGAGCAATGCCTTCGTGTCGACGCCGGTCTGATCGTCATACAGCCGCTTCGCCAAGCTGCGGATTTCATGAAACGTGGGCGGATCATCGCCTGTGATTCCTGCCAGCTCGCGCGCCGCGGCAAACGCCATCGATATGCTTCCAAGCTTCACATACGACCCCCGCACAGCGCGCCCCTGATTCTTGATATGGTGGATCAGGTACTTGCTCACGACGCCCGTCGACTTGCACCGCGCAATGACATCGGCCAGTGACATGCCGATTGCATCGAGGCGCAACGCAACTGGAATCTCGATCTTCACCGAGGTCTTAGAGCGCTGAAGCAGGACGACGCTACCAACCGAGAACGAGCGTTCCCATCTCGCAATGGTTGCTCGGTCCTGTCCAGAGATGAGCGCCAGAAGCATCGCATTCTGAAGCCAGTCGTTCACCTCTGGCGCTTTCTCGAAGATCGCCTGAAACTCTTCCAGCTTCAACCGGCGCCGCTTTGTCTTCGGCCTCGGCCGCTCCGTGTCCGTGACAGGGTTCTCCGTCATCCAGCCGAGTTGCTTTCCCTTCCTGCAGATGGACATCAGGCGATTGCGAATCGCCTGTGCCGTGCGCTTTTTGTCCTTCTCCACAAGAGGCTCGATAAACTCGGCGACGTGCTTCGTCGTCAGTTCGTTGCATGGGACTGTGCCGATTGCATTGACAATCGCTGCATCGAGATACCCGCGCGTCTTCAGCGTGGACACCTTCAGACCTTCGCTCGGCATCCTCTTGATCAGGTCGGCGACCGTCTGCGTCGGGGCTGACAAGCGCTCGGCAAGCGTCCGGTTCAACTTCCCGCTCTCCACGATCATGTTCGCTTCCTGAGCCTCGTGGATCGCCTGAGCGAGAGGCATGCGCCCGAGCACATGCGTCTTACCGTCGCGCGGATCACGCCAAACAAAATAGCCAGGGCGCGGCTCGTGCATGTTTGCCGGCCAGTTGGCGCGGCGTCTAATCCGTGGTCTCGCAGCCATTATTTTTGTATGCGCTGGGCCAATGACGGCCGGGTTGATCGGTCCTGAAACGTGGCGTTCTGATCGACATAGTACGCTCGCCCGACCTTCACGGGCGGCGGGTAGATGCGACCCTCTCGAATCCAGATTCTGGCAGTTCGTATCGCAGGGGCAGGATTGAATTCTTGCGCGAGCCACGCGTCGAGTCTGAGTTTCATCTACGCTCCCTCCTTCTTCGCCAACTCAGCGTCGATGGTGGCGACAATACTTCGAAGTCGATTAGCGGTCAGCAAGTATTCTGGCGTGAGAATGGAGATGGCAATCTGAATAGCGCCTGATTGCTCGGGCGTCAGCCGCACGCCTGCCGACTCCTGCGCACGCTCAGGCGTAGGGGCTGCGATACTCTCGATCAAGTCTGCAAGTTCGGCGCAATCTTTGCCGGTGAAAAACGGCTTACCTTTGTCGAGATATTCGTGAGCGCGTCGAAGGTCGCGGAGCCATTGAGCCACCGGCTGCGCCTCACGCGGTGCGCACTCGGCTTGCGGGGCTGCGTATAACGGTTCGTACTTGCGCCCATAAATCGCCGCGTGATAGATGCTGCTTTCACTTGGCGCATCGTCCCGGTATTCGTAGTTTCCTTCGCCGTCGAAGTAACGCCATGCTACCGGCGCCGCATCCTTTCCGGCGTCCGCACTTACCCTTCCGAATCCATCGCACACATCACATTTGTATGGTTCGTATTCGCTCGAACCTTTGTCGTCGATATGAAAGCGCCCGCCGTGCGATCCAATACCGTTACAGTTCTGGCAAGTTGCTGTGTCGGCGTCCACTCGCGGTGCGCACTCGGCTTGCGGGGCGTAATCCGCCATCGTAGCGGCAGCGTCCAGCGGAATGTTCATCACGTTCTGCGCCGCCTCACTCTTGCCGCCATCGGCTAGAAGGGCGCGTTTCTGGTCATCTCTCATTTCTGTTCCTTTTTTGCGCGTTCGTTGGCGATGTCTCTGCAACTCGGATGGCCTAGGCAATAATCGACACCGTTGCAAGCTATATGACTACCGCCGCAAAGCCTTTCTCTTGGGCGCACATCCGATTCCTCAACCGGCTCCGCACCGCTCGAATCCTTGCTGCCATCGGCGCAGACCGACAGGGCGCGAGCCACACGAACCGCATAATCAGGCGTGTCAATGCTGTTTGCGTAGGTTGCCATTGCGTCTCGCAGCACAAGCTCGATGTCCGCGCTATTTCCGTTGGTCATGTCTTCAATCCTCGTAGGTGCGTGATTTATGCACCGGTTGCCTTAGCGATGACGGCCGCTGCATTCGTGACAGCCGCATAATCCTCATCACACTCGACTGATGCGACCGCGTGCAGTGCGATCAACGCGTCCAATAACTCAGATGCGATGTCTACCAGGGCTTCAACTTGCGGGGCGTTCCAAACTGGAAATGCATCGGAGTATTTCGGATCAACAGATTTCTCGTCAGGATCGGACTGGAACACTTCTTTCGTTCCATTGTCCTGAACCATCCATGTGAACGGCGCAGGCTTGGTTATTTCACGTTTCTCGCTCATTCTTCCCTCATATCGTTTATCGCTCGTAGGTGCGTGAGAGCGGCGGTCTTTGTGGGGTGGGTCATGCGCCGGTTGCTTTCGCGATTGCTCGGCGCACGGCGTCGATCCCCATCACGGGGCGAGGGTGCGTTCCTTCTGCAACTGCGATCACTTCTTGGAGAGCGTTGAGCATTTCCGGCGCAGCGGCTATCAGCCGCGCGTTATCCTCGTCTCGGACGTAGCAAATTTGACGAGCATCTTCCGTTTCGATGCTGATCGCTCCGTGCCCGTCGTAATCCGTTCTCCACGGCCCCGGTGTATGTTTCTCGCTCATATCCATCCCTCTATCGTGTCCGGCGCTATGCGCCATCAGAACTTATCGATTAAAAATATCGCCTCAGACAAGACATACATCGCAGCGATTACAGCAAGCACGATGTCGCTTCCGGTCATTTTCCCCAAGCTGCTCGATACAGCTCGTCCTTTTGTGCTTTCAGTTCGGCTGCTTCTTTTGCCATTCTTTCTAGTGAAGCGCACGACAATTTACCAAACTCGAATCTTAGAGGGTCACCATCTCTAAGACCTTTCCTTATTTCATCACAGGTATCTTGAGACAATTCCTGAATCTTATTCATCAGGTCTTTGTAATAACCGTTCAAAGTCGCATAACGGCCACGCGCCAAGATCAGTTCTGGATCAACGTTATCTAGGTCCATCACGCCACCACAGGTTTTGCAAAACGCTCGTTATATACGGACATTATGTCGTTACGCATTCCAGGGGAAAGTCTTTTCCACGATCCCTTAATAATAGATTGTGCTTGTTCACCTTCGTCGCATTCCTTAACTGCTATTTCCAATTCTTCGAATTCTGATTCGCGCATATGATCTACAGGAGTAGGGTCGATGATTTTTACTTCATCTTCCTCGTTTTGATCCTTGTGCAAATCACCCTTGTGCCACAGGTCAAGAGCCGCGCCAAATCGCATTGCGGCGTTCCGTAGAGCGTCTCCAATGCGTTCCTTCATGGCGTCAGGACCGGTCTTACCTTGAGCGTCACCGTAGCCAAGGCGCGTCACTCCGCAGACCGTAAGGCGAATCCACATGCCGCCGTCACGATCCAGCAGCGGCAGACCATCAGGCCCGAACGCTACTGGTTCCCACGACCAGCTTTCGTCGCATTCCAGCAAGCGATCTGTCAGGGCTGCATGCCCGACGTAGCTGAGGTGAACGGCCGGCAGTCCATGCCATCCGCCGCAGACGTTGCATTTGCCCTTCGGAGCGTCGCGTTTCGTCGGCTTAGGCAAAAGGCTGATCTGATGTTCTGGAAAAGGTTCTCTCAGTCGTTGCAGGCCTGTCTTCTTCGCTTCCATCACTCTCTCCAATCAAAAATTCTTCTAGTTCCTGCTCCCATGCTTGTTGCATGGCTTCGTCGTCGTCCACGTAGCACTCCTACGCGCTCAGGCGCAATGAACGGTGCGACACTGTTCTGCACGCTGCTCCAAGCTATCCATCACTCCGCATGCCATCAGGTAGAGCAGCGCGAGAAGCATGGTTGCGGCCCATATCTTCAAGAGTTCTCGCATTCCAATCTCGCAAAGTTCGGGTTAACCGCTGTGACCCACCATCCGCCAGCGTTCTTAACCATCCCTTTCCCTTCCATCTCTGGAGCCGTAGCGCATCGCCGATCTACTCCGAATTGCCCGATTCGATGCTTATCGAATGCGGCTGACGAGTTGAACAGTTCTCGGCATCCGGCACACTGGTTGTGATCTCCCGTCAGTCTCATATCAGCCAATCCCGACGAGAAGCGCACCGTAGAACACGAGGCCCATGATCGCGCCTACGGCAATGCCGACCGCCAAGTCACTGAGCGTTACGCATTTGTTCAATTCTTGCTCCGTAACAAGTCTCATCGCGCACCCCGAATAAACGCAATCGCCAGTGTCGATCCGATGGCGAAGTAGCTGATGCAGCCAATCACGATTCCGCTCATGGTCTATTCCTTGATCTCGAATTTGTCGCAGACCGCCATCTTTTGAACAGCGAATCCGCCAACAGTGCAGCGAAGATTCTTTTGTGTCGTGTGGATGTACGAACTCCACTCGTATTTCGTCTCGGTCATCTCAGCCGAGAAGTGCTTGCAATGCTGGCAGCAGTTCGGCTGCTTGCGATAGTTCTGCGTCTCTTTTGCTTTCGATACCTTGCTCATGATCTATTCCTCGTCGTGTCCGTCTTGCCAGTCCAAGAGCTTTCCGCGGTAATCAAACAGCGTCCACCACGTGCCTTCCGAGATGACGATCTGTTTGATCGGTATTTCCGTGCAGTTCGCGACTACGGCCATTACTTCGTCGCCGAAGTCGTCAATCGAAAGCTGCAAGAAGACGTTTGGCCGCTTGTCGTGGAAATAGGTAGTGTTCATGTCAGAACCCCAATCCAGTGACAGACATCACAATTGACAAGCCAGACAGCAGCCCGACGATGGTCGCGGCAGCCCAAGCCTTTTTCACTTGTCCCATATCCACTCCCTCTGTTCTCTTTGGCGCTCCATGCGCTCGAATTTCTCGTCGCTGCAATCGCCGTCGTCTTCGGCCATCTCTTCGTCTTGATCGGCAAGCTCGCGGTCGAAGACGTGATCGCCAAGCTTTGTTACGCCAATCGGCGTGCATCCGTATTTCATTTCGGCTTACCTCCGAAAACAAGCGCGTCCATCACGTACAGAAACATCACCAGTTCAATGAAGTGCCACATTATTAACAACCCTCCCGTTCGCTTCGCAGCCCCGAAGCAATGATCCGAGCTGCTACTTCGTGCAACAGTTTTTCGGTCAAAGCGCCCATGCCGCCAGTAGCGAGGCGCTTCAGTTCGAGTAAGTCCAATGCCAAGTCGCTCATGTCCGTCTCCATGTCTTAGTGGCTGGCACTCACCCCGAATGCAAGCTAGTAAGACTCTTCGGCTCTGTCGCGTCGCTGGCTCCGATTTCGCCAGGTCATCCGGTCGGCCCGATTGCAGTTCGGGCTAGACATTCCCAACTCACGTTGCCGGGCTATCCGATGCGCTGCTTGTTCTTCAGTG